TTTTTTGCATAAGCAGCAATATAATAAGTTGTTCCTGCCACCAAAGATGTTTGATTTGATGTAAAACTTGTAGCAACAGATCCTGCAACTTTTGGATTTGCCAATATTAAAGGATTCGTTCCAAAATAAAAACCTCTTTCAATAATAGCAAGTCCTCTGTCATTTGTTATTGTACCATTTAATGTAACACTTGTTGATGTTGCATTGCTTACAGAATCAGTTGTTACTATTGGATTTGTTATTGTTTGGTCTTGATCTTCCCCTGTATCATCAGTTAAGCTACCTGAAACTGCATTATCATAATAATTGCTATTCGACACAATATACCAACTCGCATTTGCCTGATAAACTCTTGAATTTGTTAATCTTAATATGTTTTCTAATACTTCTTTTGAACTTTTTTTAGCAAAATTTTCAGTAAAAGCAAATTCATTAATTAATATATCTTGATATAAATTGTTATTAGAGTTTACAACCAATCCTGAAACTGGATCAACTTTTCTAATATTGTTTTGAACATATATATCAAAATCAAGACCTGTAAAATTTAATATTTTATGAATATAATACCAAGCCCTATCGTTATTGGTTTGCTCACTTGCAGCAGTTTTGATTGTACCATCTGCATTGGTTGCAATATCACCATCAGGAACTAAATATGAATCAAGAGTTCCTAAATTATCAATTGCTCTTAAACTTATATCAAATGGTTTTGATTGTATGGTTTCCCTAAATGTATCTGAAACTAAATACCCTTCCCAATAAACTTGAAATACTGTTGATGCTGCCCAATTATAATCGGTTTCTTGCCAATTTGTGTCTGCAACTTGCCAAAGTGGTGAATTAATATCAGCTGCTTCATCTTCAACTCCAATATTAACTCTAACCTTATATTCTCTTTCATCAAAATTTGTAAACTCATCATACGATATTGTGTCGGTGGTTTTAATATTTAGCACACAAGATGAACCTATAATCGGATTATAAAAATCATCATCATTTGTGTATTTAATTATAACTGGATTGTCAGTTCCTACAATAGCAAATACATCGCCAACATAATCCTTTTTTAGAATTTGGACACTTCTTTTATTTCCCTTGATGTCTGAAAAATCAAGTTCATATTTAACTCCGTAAGCCATTATTTAAATCTATTTCTGTTTCGTTCTGCTCTTTGTAAAGCAACTACTAAATCTTGACCTCTTAAAACAAACTCTCCTTGCATTGCACCACTTGTTCCTAACATATTTTTTAATTTATTTAATGGTGCGACTACTTCAGGGTTTGATCTTGCACCTGGATATTCTCCTATTAAAGCATTTGTTGGAGTTGATACAATACCACCATTAGCCATAGGTGTTGCACTCCCTACAACTGAACTACCTCCAACTGCACCCCCTGCAAGTCCGCCAATACCACTTAAAGCACCAAATATTTTACCAAAAGCTGCAGGATTACCAAGAGCAGCACTTATTAACAATGCTAATGAAGCAGCTACTGCCAACCTAACAATTAATGCCTTAAGTTGCTCACCAAGTTTTTGAAAAGCATTTTCACCTTGACCTAAATTAGCAAATGCACTCATTAAAGTTTGACCAATATGGGTTGCAAAACTTAAAGATGCTTGACTTAATTCTTTAACTTGATTTTTTAAAGGTACAACTGCATTTGTAGTTAAATCTTTCATTGAAAAACCTACATCTCCAAAAACAGTAGAAAAATCCAATTCTGTTTTAAATCCTTTAACTGTATCAACAAAACCAACTTTTAAACTATCAGGTAAATCTCTTGTAAAGAACTTGTCAAAATCAAGCATTTTAGTAAAATCTATCTTACTACCTGTTGCACCTCCACCACCTCCATTATTACCACCTGGCTTACTTGGTATGATAGGTAAAGCATTCGGCTTCATACCTAAAAACCCAAGAGGATCTGTAAATGCTTGTGGTGGTATAGTCAATTTATTTACTGTTCTTGTAATTTCATCTTGCAAATCAGTTAATTGCTTTCTCGCTTCAACAGTTTTTAATTTAAATACTTCAGCAGGAACAGTTTGTGCTTTACCAATTTGTGTTAATACATCATTAATTGATACATTAAATGAATCCATAGCTAATGCTATACCCCCAATAATTCCAACAACCAAAGCACCACCACTTCCAAATATTCCAACAAGAGTTGCACCTACTGCTCTTAATGCCAATGTAAATCTTCTCATTAAACCAATTCCAATAGCAATTAGACCACCTTTACCTATTAACTCTATTAAATTAAATGTCGCACCTTTAACTTCAGGGCTTAAATTTTTAAATGCTTCTGTTGATTGTCTGATTTCTCTTGTAAGTTTTGGAATCCCATTTTTTAAATCTAAAATTTCAACTATTTCTTGTCCAAGTTCAGCAAGTGCTATATTAACATTGTCTTTTAATGTAGAAAATAAACCATTAATTGTTTTACTTAATGTTTCCATTCCACCTGCAAATTTACCTCCTTCACTTGTTGCATTTATAAAAGCATTATTTAATATGTCAAAAGTTATTTTACCCTCTGATGCCATATCCATTATCTCACCCCTTGCAACTCCCATTGATTTTGAAAGTATATCAAGTATAGGTACACCATTGTTTATAAACTGCCTTAAATCCCTTGTCATTACTCTACCCTCTGCAGCTGCTTGTCCAAAAGCAACACCAATACTTTGTAAGTCGCCACCAACAATTCCTGCAATATCACCAAGCATTGATAAACTATTAAAAGCATCGTTAGTTGATAAACCAAATCCCATTAAGGTATTGTTAACTTTAACTAACTCATCTAATTGAAATGGTGTTTTAGCACTAAACTTTACCAACTTCTCAAATGCTTCTGCACCTGCTTCTGCTGATCCTGTTAAAGTATTTAAGGTAGTTTGTAATCTTTCAAATTTTGCAGCTTGTCTTACTGCTATACCACCTGCAGCAACTAAAGGTGCTGTAAATTGCATTGTTATTTGTTTACCAACCTTTCCTGCAGTTTTTGAAAAACTATCTAATCTTGTTGATGATTTTTTTATAGCAATATCAAAATTTCTTGTATTAGCAATAAAATTAAATCGTAATTTGTGATCTTGTTCTGCCATAGTACAAAAATAACTATTTTTTATTCAACTTACTATTAACAAGTTCTTGATACTTTTCAAAATCTTCTCTTGATGTTTTAGCCGTATTTCTCTTTATGTTGTCTTGTGGTAATTCAAAGAGTTGGTGGGGTTTTATCATATCAGATTTCTTGCCAACATTAACATTGTGAATCATAGTCGCAACAAAACGATGTTGTTCCCAAAGTGCATTTATTTGGATTACATACGATTCCGACATAAGTTTGTTTTCCTTAAATGTATTAGTCCAAAAGTCGTTAGGATTAATACCACAATAACCAATGTAAAAATCGGTTATGTCCTCCCAAGAAGTTTTATCGGTTATTTTTTTTTTGAATCAGTTTGTGGATTTCTATTTAAACCTGCATTTAAATCATTACCCAAGATTCTTGATTCTGTCATTGCCTTGATAATCTTTTCAATATCTTCTGAAGTAATATCTTCAAGCCAATTACCAACATCGAAATTATCATAGTCAATATCGTTTTTACTTTCTTGATCGTAAGTTAAAATTCCTGCATATACTATTGTAATAATAGCTTTAAGTGAAACACCTTTTTCAAAAATACCTCCAATTTCATCAAGAGAAACATCAAGCATATCTGTAAAAGTTGCCCAAAAGTTCATACTAAAGTGTAATGTACGATTCTTTCCTCCGATTTTAAGAGTGTAATATCCTCTTTGTTTTGTCATTTAAAATAGTTTACAATAACAAATATAGTAATTACAATTTGAAAATCAAGTGTTAGTTTGTAGATTCTGTGATTGCACCAGTAACTGTGATTGTTCCTGAATAAGTAACTGCTTCTTCCATTGCACCACTTATTTCACAAGAAGAAACAAACCCCTCTCCACTGTAAATAGTGTCGCCAGTAGCGGCAGTTCCAAATGTAAAATCACACTTCTGTCTTGTAAGTAGCTTGTGTGCGATTTCTTTACCACCATTAGCATCAGTATAATCAACTAACCCATCAAAAGATATTTCTGCTGATCTTAAACCTGCGATTGATTCAGAAAATCCTGCTGAATCTTTTGTAGTGGCAGCTGCCATATCGTTAGTAAATGAAATTGAACACGATGTAGTGTGTCCTATTGTAGCAGGTGAACCTGCATCATCTGCGATTTTGATTAAAAGGTTAGTACCATTGAAAACTGTTGAAGCCATAACTTATAATTTTTATACTACAAATATAATTAATTTTTGATTAATAATTTTCTAATGATATTATTCCAACCAGTCGTAAACCAACTATTGAAATTTCTGATCTTTTGTGCTAAATATTCGAATATTCTTGCCATAATTTATTTTTTATCGTATTTA